CCATGTCCGGCACGACGGTCGGTTATCTGCGGCAGGCCGCCGGGGGATATCGTGATTATTCCATGAAGGCGGGTCTGGCGCAGCGTATCGAGACCGCCGCTGGCGCCCTGCGGGAAGTCAACCCCGCCTTGCCGGAACTCAAGCAGGTGGATCTCTGCGTGGATTGCGCGGGATGTAAGTACGTTGCCCCTGCTGAGTGAGGGCGACCTCTATGACGACAACACGCGAGAAAGTCGCGGCGCTCCTCCCGCTCGTGGAGAAGATGCACCGCGGCCATTGCTGGATCAAAGGCGCCGATGGCCCAAGGCGGATACAAGAGCCTTTCACCGAGTTCATGCTCGCCGAGCATTGCGCCGGTCGCAAGGCCTATGGCCTCTGTCCTATCGCCCCAGGCACCTCCACTACACAAGTCGCCTGTCTTGACTTCGACAGCCACAAGGGCGAAGTTCCTTGGCCAGAGATGGCCGCCATGGCGCAGGAAGTTCTCGCCACCGCCGAACTCTGCGGCCTGGCCGGTACGCCTTTCAGATCCTCCGGGGGCAACGGCATCCACCTGATTTTCATGTGGTCCACCCCGCAAGACGCCCGCTCCGTGCGCGAGGCCCTGCGCCAAGTGCTCACCGCTTGCCAGCTCACCGACGGAACCAAAGGACTCACCCACAAAGAAGTTGAGATTTTTCCGAAACAAGACGCAGTACCGCTTGACGGCTATGGCTCCATGTTCGTTTTGCCTTTGGCCGGTGAGAGCGTACTGCTTGAGGGGGAAGGATGACCGCATATTATAACGAGATTGACCCCTACGCCGCCCAATGGCTCAGAAACCTAATCGACGCGGGGCACATCGCCCCCGGCGTTGTTGACGAAAGGAGCATCCACGATGTCAAGCCCTCAGAACTCAAAGGATATACTCAGTGTCATTTCTTCGCCGGACTCGGGGGCTGGAGCTACGCCCTGCGCCGTGCCGGGTGGGCGGACGATCGTCCTGTGTGGACAGGCTCTTGTCCTTGCCAACCTTTCAGTAGCGCAGGTCTGGCTGGCGGGTTTGCTGACGAGCGGCACCTATGGCCCTTCTTCCACTTCCTCATCGAAGAGTGCGGCCCTGGTGTCGTCTTTGGTGAGCAGGTTGCGAGCAAAGACGGACTTGCTTGGCTCGATCTTGTACAAACTGACCTGGAAGGAGCGGGCTATGCCTTCGGGGCGGTCGATCTTTGCGCTGCGGGCGTCGGCGCTCCCCACATCCGCCAGAGATCCTGGTTTGTTGCTGAAAGGTTGGGCAACTCCTGCAGCACGGGATTGGAAAGGGGCGACGAAAGAACGGTGGGGGACGAATGCGAGACCTTTGAACGAAGGGGTGGTGCTTGCGGGCTGGCCGACACCCTTGACAGTACCGGACAGCGAGAAGAGCCACGGGCAATTGTCGGGCAGTTACCGGAGAGCGCTGGAGCCCTGCAAGCCGGACGAATTGCGACCGATGCGACTGACCACCTCTGGCGAGCTGCTGACTGGCTCTTCTGCCGGGATGGAAAGTGGCGGCCAGTTGAGCCCGGAACATCCCCGCTGGCTCATGGGGCTCCCGCCAGAGTGGGACGCCTGCGCGCCTACGGCAATGCGATTAACGTTGAAGCGGCGAAGGTCTTTATAGAATCTTACCTGGAGACCCGCCCGAAATGAACCCACTACCAAAAGAAGCGATCACCTCCCTCAAGTGGCCAATCTCCGAGCCGGTGGCCGTCGTGCCCACCCCGCCGAAGGTCGAGCGAACCGCCGCCAGCACGCCGGAGCTTGACCTCCTGCGCTCCGCGCTCATGGCCATCCCCAACGATACCGACCCTCTTGATTACGATAACTGGCGTAACGTGCTTTTTGGACTCCACCACGCGACAGACGGCTCGGGCGATGGCCTGGCCCTGGCGCACGAGTTCTCCGCCCGGTCCGACAAGTACGATCCGGATTTCCTTGACAACCGTTTTTGGAATTACGCCGGCCAAACCTCCGGCGAGGTGATCACTGAGCGCACCCTCTTCGCTCTGGCCGCTAAGCACGGGTGGCAAGACCCCACCATCGCCGACGACTTCGAGGCCCTGGCCGACGAGCCTACCACCGACAAGCCCGCCCGCTTCCAGTTCGTCCAGGCGGCCAGCTTCTCGGCCGGGACTCCGCCCGGGTGGATCATCCGCAACGTCTTGCCCGCCGCCGAGCTGGGTGTCCTTTACGGCGAGTCCGGCTCCGGCAAGTCCTTCTACGCGCTGGACATGATTTGCTCCATCGCCCGTGGCGTCGCCTGGCGTGGCCACAAGACAACTCAAGGCCTCAAGTGCGGCTACATCGCCGCCGAGGGTGCCCACGGCTTCCGCAATCGTCTCAACGCTTACGCTCTCCACTTCGGGGTCAAGCTCAACCAGATGCCCCTGGCGATCATGGCCTCGGCGCCGAACTTCATGGAGAAGAAGGACATCATCGAACTCACCCACGCCATGCGGTCTTACGGCAGGCTGGATGTGCTGGTAGTGGACACCCTGGCGCAAGTCACGGCCGGGGCGAATGAGAACAGCGGCGAGGATATGGGGCGCGTGATAGCGCATTGCAAGACCCTCCACGCCGTGACCGGCGCCATGATCCTCCTGGTCCATCACTGCGGCAAGGATGCGTCGAGGGGCGCCCGTGGGTGGTCTGGGATCAAAGGCGCCCTGGACGTGGAGATTGAGGTCGTGCGTTCGGATGCCGACCGCGTGGCCACGATCTCCAAGATGAAGGACGGCCAGGGCGAGGGTGTACAGTACGGCTTCAAACTCCTGGAGATCCCGCTCGGCATGGACGACGAGGGGGAGGTCTACAGCTCTTGTGTGATTGAGGAAGCTGGGGTGTCATCAGCCCGGAAGAAGGGGCTGACCAATAAGGATGAGTTGATGGTCCATACCATTATCCTTGATCAGCTCGGCCTCGGCGGTGAAGGCGTGACCGAGGAGGAGATCGTGACGGAATTCAAGGAGCGGGTGGAATTGAAGTTGACAAGCAGCAGGGACTTGCGGGGGCAACATTGCCGGCGGGCTCTCAAGTCCCTTGTTGAGAAGGGTTTTGTCGTGATGGTCAACGGGCTTTATACAACACCAACGGAGGGGGAAGAAAATGCTGAGTAAAGAACAGCGGTTTTTCATGGCGCTGCTTGTTGTGGTGCTCGCTCTTAACCTTTACGCGATCAGCGCGGGGTGGTGGGGGTGAGTAGTTTAAGCGGGCATCAAAGCGCCAAAATGAAAAATGACGAGTGGCTTACACCCCCAGAAATAATAAGGAAACTAGGGCGATTCGACCTCGATCCGTGCGCTCCGGTTGTGCGCCCGTGGCCTACCGCCGATAAGCATTACACAAAAGATGATGGGGGCCTGAGCGCGCCTTGGTTGGGCAGGGTGTGGTGTAATCCCCCTTTCGGACGCGAGGCGGTTAAATGGTTGCGGAGGATGTGCGACCACGGGAACGGTATCGCTCTTATCCCGGCCAGGACGGAGACCGCCATGTTTTATGAAACCGTGTGGGGGAAAGCTGATGGAGTCCTTTTTGTTCAAGGCCGGCCGCATTTCCACTATGTTGATGGTAGAAGAGCCCCCTTTAATTCGGGGGCTCCTATCTGTTTGGTGGCTTATGGGGAGGAAAATCTGGTGGTGCTGAACAATAGCGGCTTGGGTTTCGTAGTGTGCTTGCGCAATGACTACTATTTTCGTCGCCTTTGAGGATCAATTTTAATGCCTTGCCCGTCATCTCAAAAGCGTGAGCATGCCCCCGTAGTACTTGAGTCTCCCCTTTGCTACCAGGCTGTGCAGCGCCCGGCTGATCCTATACCCTCTCGTGTCCCTCTTACCCTCAGGCGCAGCGGGCAAGGCCCCCATGACTGTGCGTCCTGCCTCTTCCCAAAGCACCTCCTCGCTGACCAGGGAGAGGTCCGCCACGGCGTTGTAAAGCATCTGTTCGATCTTCCCCATGCAGTCCTCGGCTTGCTTCTTGATGGCGGCCTGCCCCTCCTCCGATTCTCTCCAGCGAATAAGCCCGTCAGCTCTTGCAGCGATCCGTTTGCTGGTGGCCTCCCTTATGGCGGCGAGGCGGTGGGTTGGGCAGTACTTCGCGGGGGAGAAGTTTCGCCACTTGTTCGGCTCGTCGGTCGCGGTCTTGATGAGGAGCGATGCGCCACAATCAGGGTGGGAGCATTCTGTCCTCCAAACAACCAGCGTAATGTTGCGCTTGTCTCTAGTAGTGTGCGGGGTGTCTCCGACCTGGGTAAAAACTCTGTTATCGGTGTGGATAAAGCTCTTCATTTTTCTCCTCCTTTAAAATTAGGAACAAAGGGCGGTACACCAGTAGTAGGGTGCTGTTGTTGTAAACGAATGTATCACATCAAAGAGTAACTGTAAAGAGGAGAGTGAGCTTGTTACGAATTACGCAACAAGAGTATTAAAATGGTGCTGACCCAAACTCGGGTGTTTGCAACAGACCCCCTCCCCCTCCCTTGGAGGGGGTTGTGCACACAAGAGGGTGCACCTTCAAAAAACCCAAAGTGTAAAATTTTACGAGGAAGAAAAAGATGAGCAAGCCGAAAGTTTTTATCAAGGTGAACGAGAAAGGTTGCCGAATTGGTGACAGCCACCCCCGTGCTGTGCTCACCGATCACGAGGTGGATCTCCTGATGGAGCTCCTGATCTGCCGGGACGAGATCATCGAGCACTTGGAGGCGAAAGGGTGCAGCCGTTCGGTAATCGACGCCACGCTCTGCGAGGAACAGCTCAGCTACCGGTGGCTGGCCATCAAGTTCGAGGTGCATGTGCAGTGCATCGCCAAGATCAACAGGGGCGAGCGGAGGTGCCAGAGGCCAGCCGCATACAAGCCCGTACCCGTGAAAGCGAAGATATGACTTATAGTCTGAGTATGGGAAGACAGAGCACTTACACACCGGAAATAGGGCAAGAGATATGCGACAGACTCGCAGAAGGCGAGCCTTTGCAAAGAATTTGCCGCGATGATCACATGCCCGCTTGGCGGACCGTCTATCTCTGGATGGAGAAGGACGAGGCGTTTGCTGCAAACATCGCGCGTTCCAGAGAGGTTGGCTTTGATGCCATTGCTGAGGACTGCCTCGACATCGCCGATGATGGCACTAACGACCGCTTTCCAACGGGGCAGCTCGATACCGAGCACGTCGCCCGCTCGAAGCTCCGCATCTATACCCGTCTGCAACTCCTCGCGAAATGGTCGCCTAAGAAGTACGGCGAACGGCTGGAACTTGCGGGCAAGGTAGACATGGGCGGCGCCCTGGCCGAACGGCTCGCCCAAGGCAGGAACCGCACCGGTGCTGACTGAAATAGACCTCAAACTCGCCGATGAGATCAGCAAATTCTATGCTGACCCCCTCGGCTTTGTCATGTTCTCCTACCCGTGGGGGACCGATCCTTCCCTCCGTGTCTGCAAACTCCCCGAACCTTGGAATCTCGTCTACAACAGTGAGTACGGCCCCGATGCCTGGGCCTGCGAATTCCTCGATGAGCTGGGGAAAGAAGTGCGGGCTCGCGGCTTCGATGGTGTCAACGTGGTTGATCCTATCAGGATGGGGCGCGTGTCGGGCCACGGGATCGGCAAGAGTTGCCTGGTGGCTTTTCTCGTGGACTGGCTGATGTCAACCCGCCCTAACGCCCAAGGGACCATCACAGCAATGACCTACACCCAGCTCAGAACAAAGACCTGGGCGCAAATAGCCAAGTGGACGAAGCTCTGCATCACCTCGCACTGGTTTGATGTCACTACCAGCACAGGCAATATGCGGATGTCGCACAAAGAATACCCGGAAAAATGGTTCTGCCAGGCTCAATCCTGCGCCAAAGAGAACGCTGACTCCTTCGCCGGCCAGCACGCCGCGGACTCCACCAGCTTTTACATTTTCGACGAGGCCAGTGGCGTAGACGATGAGATCGACGAGGTAAGCGAGGGGGGCCTGACCGATGGCGAGCCGATGAAGTTCGCTTTTGGCAACGGTACGCAAAACACCGGCTGGTTTCGTGAGTGCTTCAACACCAAGAAGAAACACCGCTGGCTGATGAAGAGCATCGACAGCCGGGACGTGCAGCTCACCAACAAGAAGCTCATAAACGAGTGGATCGACGACTACGGCCTCGACTCTGACTATGTGAAAGTTCGTGTTCGCGGCATGTTCCCGGCCATGAGTGTCGCGCAGTTTATCAGCACGACCGATGTGGATGCCGCTTTTGGGCGCCACCTTCGCCCGGAGCAATATAATTTCGCCCCGAAGATCCTCACCCTTGACAACGCTTGGCAGGGCGATGATGAGATCAACATCGGGCTGCGCCAGGGCCTCAAGTTCGAGATGCTTTGTACTCTCAAGAAGAATGACAACGACATCGAGATCGCCAACATGCTCGCCCGTTTCGAGGATGACCACCAGGCGGACGGGGTGATCATCGACCTCGGGTACGGCACTGGAGTTTACAGCGCGGGGCAGACCATGGGGCGCGATTGGCTGCTCGCCGCCTTCTCGGGGGCTTCCCCGGACCCTGGGTGCCTGAACCTGCGGGCCTACATGTGGAACGAATCAAAGAAATGGCTCAAGATGGGGGGCGCGATACCTAACGACCAGACGCTTTACGATAGCGCGATCCACATAACCGCCGTGCCCCGCATGGATGGTGTGATTCAACTCGAATCAAAAAACGACTTGAAGAAAAGGGGCTATCCTTCGCCCCGTTGGGATGCCCTCGCTCTCTCTTTCGCCTTCCCCATCGAGAAAAAACAGCACTATGACCCCTATGCAAACAGGGGGCGTACCCATAACCCTTCTGTTCCAGAGTATGATCCCTATAACGTGTTGTAATACCCCACTCTTGAGGAGTTCTTGCTATGTGTGACGCCACCGCTATTTATTATGGAGTTGCCGCCGTTGTAGCCATTGCCGGCGGGGCTTCTTCCCACGAAGCCAGCAGAAAATCAGCAAGCATGCAGGAGGACGCGATGCAGCAGGCGGAGAGAGACCGCGCGGTTAAACCCCCGCAGGCCGCGAAACGCGCCGCTTCCGCGGCTCAGAGAGTAGGCGGCGGGGGTGGGGAGACGGGTACCATGCTCACCGGCAGCGGGGGTGTCACCGCAGACTTGCTCAATCTGGGCAAAAACACTCTTCTCGGACAGTAGCCCATGCCTGACGCGAGCCGCAAACAGGAATACCAATCCCGTAAGAACGCAATGTTTACCGAGCGTTCAAGCTGGATCAAGCGGTACCAGGACATCAACCAGTATCTGCTGCCCTACTCCGGCCGATTCTTCACGACGGACCGCAATAAGGGCGACCGCTCCTTCAATTCCATTTACGACGAGACCGCAACCTTCGCCCTTGACGTGCTGACCGCGGGCATGATGGCGGGTATGACCAGCCCCGCCCGGCCGTGGTTCAGGCTGGCCACTCCCGACAAAGACCTCATGGAATTTGACCCGGTGCGCTGGTGGCTCCACGATGTCTCCGAACTCATGCGCGACATCTACGCGAAATCCAATACCTACAACTCTCTCCATTCGATGTATGAAGAACTCGGCGCCTTCGGGAGCGCCTGCTCGATTATCGAGGACGACTTCGATACCGTCATCCACCACACGGTACTGACCGCGGGGGAATATGCCCTCGGGGTTGACGACCGTGGACGGGTTGACACCGTAGCCAGAGAGTTCGACATGACCGTCGGGCAGATCGTCAAGAAGTTCGTCCGGCAACCCAGCGGCGAGATGGATTGGTCGGGCTGCTCCGCCACCATCAAAAACCTGTACGACAACAAGAAACTCGATAGTTGGGTTACGATAAACCACATCATCCAACCGCGGGAAGACCGGGACACCACCAAGAAAGACGCGAAAAACATGAAGTTCGCCTCTTGCTACTTCGAGAACGCGGGCAAGGACGACGTATTCCTGCGTGAGTCCGGGTACCGGGGCTTCCCCGCCATCGCCCCACGCTGGGCCGTGCGGGGCGGCGACATCTACGGCAACGGGCCGAGCTTCCGGGCTATCGGCTCGATCAAGCAGCTCCAGCAAGAGCAGCTTCGCAAGGGGCAGGCCATTGACTATCAGACAAAGCCCCCGATCCAGATGCCCGCAGAGATGCGGAACAAAGGCTCGAACCTCTTGCCGGGTGGAGTGACCTTCGTACCGAACACCGCGCAGGGCCATGGCATCCGCACCGCCTGGGAGGTCAACCTTGACCTCAACAACCTCCTTGCGGACATCCAAGACGTGCGCGGCCGGATCAATAAGGCTTTTTATTCAGATCTGTTTTTGATGATCTCCCAAGACAACCGCCGCACGCCAGCCACCGCTACCGAGATCGCCGAGCGCCACGAGGAGAAGCTGCTCATGCTCGGCCCGGTGCTTGAGAGATTGCACAATGAGATGCTTTCCCCGAAGATCGACCTGACCTTCCAGCGCATTGTTGACGCAGGGATCTTGCCCCCACCCCCGAAAGAATTGCAGGACGTGGATCTCAAGGTCGAGTTTGTTTCTACCTTGGCCCAAGCGCAGAAGATGGTGGGCCTCGGCTCTTTGGATCGTCTGCTCGGCACCGTGGGCAACCTGGCCGCGGGCAGCGGAGATGGAAGTGTCTGGGATAAGATCGACAAGGACCAGGCCATCGACCGTTACGCGGATATGCTCGGGGCAGACCCCAGCATCATCGTCGCAGACGACAAGGTTCTCGTCATCCGTGAGGAACGGGCGCAGGCGCAGCAGGCCGCCCAGCAGGCTGCGGCTATCCCAGCCGGGGCCAGCGCCGCCCGCGATCTCTCGCAAGCCGATACGAGCGGCAAGAACGCGCTCACCGACATACTACAGCAAGTCCAAGGCTACAACGCCAACGTATAGGAGAACGAAAGGGAGACAGTCACCAAAACATTCTGGTTACGGTAACGACCGCCGCCGCCACAGATGTCGCGTTGCAGGGCGTTGCAGTAGAAACCACCGAAGCATAACACCGAGGAGAAAATAGGCCGCGGCCGGGAGGCTTGTTGTCTTCGTCGAGGCCCCACGGTACTAGAGAGCCCCGTACCCGTGGAAAGACAAACAAAGAGTAGGATGATTGCAACATGACCGAGCACGACCCTTTTGATCTCTCAGGCCAGGAACGCACCGCCGCCACAAGCGCGACGGAGGAGCGACAGTTACGAGAGAAAGAACAGAGTGATCTTCGCTGGGTCTTGAGTACGAAGCAGGGCCGCCGCTTTATGTGGCGACTCTTGGGAAGCGCCGGGGTATTCCATTCAAGCTTTAGCACGAATAATGCTTCTATGGCTTTCAACGAAGGCAAGAGAAATCAAGGCCTGGAGCTGTTGAACGAGATCATAGAGCATTGCCCCGACAAGTACACCACAATGCTCGCAGAGCAAAAGGACACGAGGGATAAAGATGGAAACCGAGACGCAGACCGCCGGAACAAACACAAATGACACCGGAGCCCCTGCCGCAGCCGACACCGTACTGACCGCCCCGGCGGCAGCCGAAGGAGCAGCCCCAGCAGAAGGAGCAGCCCCCACAGGCGCCCCCGTAGAAGGAGCAGCCCCGGCCGGTGCGCCTGAGGAGTACGCGGACTTTGTTGTCCCCGAGGGCATGACGCTCGACACTGAGGTCACTGACGAACTCAAGGTCTTGGCCAAAGAGAAGAACCTGGGGCAAGAAGATACCCAAAAGTTCGTGGATCTCGGCACCAAGATCGTGCAGAAAGTGGAGACGCAGTACCGGGAGCAGATTGCGACTGTTCAAGCGGGATGGCTCGAAGCCACCAAGACCGACAAGGAGTTCGGGGGCGACAAGTTGCAGGAAAATGTTGCGGTCGCAAAGCAGGCCCTCGATACCTTTGGCACCCCGGAACTCTCGAAGCTGCTCAACGAGAGCGGTCTCGGTAATAACCCCGAGATTATCCGCGCTTTTTACCGTGTGGGCCTGAAAATGGCCCCTGATAGGCTGGTCCCTGGAACGACCAAACCGGCGGGGGGAGCTACAGCAGAAAAGGCCTTCTACCCCTCCATGGACAAATAACTTTTTAAACAAATGACAAGGAGCTAAAAAAAATGACCACTCTCGCAGCCACCCATCCGACCCTGTTGGATGTCGCAAAACAGCTTGACCCCGAGGGCAGTGTTGACAAACTGGTCGAGATTCTTGACCAGACCAACGAAGTTATTGCCGACGCGGTATTCATCGAAGCCAACGGCATCACCGGCCACCGTACCAGCATCCGGGCGGGCCTCCCCACTCCTACCTGGAGAAAGATGTACGGCTTCGTGCAGCCCACCAAAGGCACCGCGGTGCAGGTCACGGATTCTATGGGCATGATGGAGGCGTACGCCGAGGTAGATCAGGCTCTTGTCGATCTCAACGGCAACACCGCCGCTTTCCGGCTCAACGAGGACCGGGCGCACATCGAGGGTATGAACCAGGAGTTTGCCTCTACCCTGTTCTACGGTAACGAGTCCTCCGAGCCCGAGGCTTTCACCGGTCTTTCGCCCCGGTATAATGATCAGTCCGCGGCCAACGGCGAGAATATCCTGACCTCTGCCGCCACCCCCGACAACACCGACAACGCCTCTATCTGGCTGATCGTCTGGGGACCGAACACCATCCATTGCTTGTATCCCAAGGGCTCCATGGGCGGGCTGAAAGTCACCGACAAGGGGCAGGTAACACTTACCGACAGCAGCGGCGGGAACATGGAAGCCTACCGGACCCATTACCGTTGGGATTGTGGCCTCTGTGTCCGTGATTGGCGGTACGCTGTCCGGATCAACTTCGATCTGGAAGACGTGACCGCCGCCGGCACCTCCGGCCCGGTTTTGTCTCAGCTCATGGGCCAGGCCATCCGCCGCATCCCCAGCCTCGGCATGGGTCGCCCCGCTTTCTATGCAAACCGCGACGCTCTCGACGCCATTGACCTTCAGGCCAATTACAAGGGCAACATGGCGTTCAAGACCATCGAGGACGCGCAGGGCAAACTGGTCGATACCTTCCGCAAAATCCCGATCCGTCGGGTTGACGCGCTTCTGAGCACCGAGGCCGGTATCTAACCCCATTTTGAAATAACCGCCGGGGGCAACCCCGGCTCCTTAAAAGGAGCACTACCATGATACTTGATGAAAGACTCGAATTTGCTGACGCCGCCGATATCGCCCTTGCTGTTGGCAATGCGATCATGCCCAACTCCGATGTTATCGACCTCGGGGCAACCCCCACCCTGCGCAACCTGGGCGCGGGCGAGCCGATGTATTTGGTCTTGCAGGTTGACACCGTTTTTGGCGATACCGCTGCGGCCGGCACCGGCTACGTCACTATCGACCTCGTGTCTGACAGTGTGGCAGCGTTGACCACCAGCAAGACTACGCACTGGACCTCCGGCGCAAAGATCGTTGGTACTTGGGTTGCTGGGTACACCCTCGCCATCCCGCTGCCCGATGAGGTTACTTACGAGCGGTATCTCGGCCTCTGGATGACGGTCGGAACCACGAACATCATCTCCGGCAAGCTCAACGCTTTCCTGACGCATGACGTCTCCAAGTTCACCGCGTATCCTAACGCCATCTAACCTTTGACGCCTCAGAGGAGGTGAGCTTATGCAGGTTGTAGCAATTGGAAAAGGTTTTTATAAGGGCATTTTTCGGCGGGTAGGCGCGATCTTTGTCCTTGATGAAAAAGACAGCAGGAAGATGCCTTCCTGGGTGAAAGCCGCCCCCAACGAGGCTGTTGCGAAGGTAGAAGCCGCCAAAGCCAAGAAAGCCGCCGATGATAAAGTCAAGGCGGGGATCAAGGCCGCGAGTGGCGGGAAGGCCGCCGAGGCTAAAGCCGCCGCGCTCTCGAAAGAACTCTCGGGCGCGGGGGTCGAAGGCGAAAATCTGGTGGGCTGAAAGGAAGCAAGAAGTAAAAAGTAATTAGGAATGGGGGCCTTGTGCCCCCATTTTTCAAGGAGCAGATAGCCATGGCCTCAAAGGTTGATCTTTGGAACCTCGCCCTTTCCCACATCGGCCACCGAGCAGTAATTGCGGACCCGGATGAGGCCACCGCGGAAGCCAATCACTGCCGGCGTTTTTACCCTTTCGCCTTAAAGGTCGCTCTTGAACGCTTCGCCTGGAGCTTCGCCACGCGACGGGTCGCCCTGGCCGAAGTCACCAATCCGGTTGACCACTGGATGTTTGCCTACGCTCTCCCGAGCCAGTGTATAGCAGCGCGGGCGGTACTGCTTCCTGAGTCAACCGACGACTCTAAAGAGCAGGACTTCGCCATCGAAAGCGCGGGGGACGGCAGCCCGATCCTCTACACCAATGTCGAGGACGCAGTGCTCAAGTACACCACCCTCGTCGAAGATACCAACAGCTTCACCCCGATGTTTGCGATGATGGTCTCCTATGACCTCGCCTCGATGCTCTGCGGACCGATCCCGAAAGATCCTAAACTTAAGAAAACGATGTTTGACGCCGCCATGCAGTACACCGTTTTCGCGGAGGCTTCCGACGCCAACGCCTCGAAGAGTAGCAGCTACGCCAACAGCATCCCCAACCATCTCGCGGTGCGCTGATGCCGATAAAAACGATCTCTCGGTCCTTTGCTGCGGGCATAATAGGCCCTGAACTTTTTGGCCGTCTTGATCTGGCTAAATTCCAGACAGGTCTCGCGGAGTGCAAAAACTTCTGGACGCTACCCCACGGCCCCGCACAGAATCGCTCGGGTTTCGGTTATGTGCTCGAAGCAAAAGACTCGACTAAAAAAGTTCGCGTTATCCCCTTCTCCTACAACACCGAGCAGACTTTTGTCATCGAGTTCGGGGACCAATATGTCCGTTGGCACACAGGCGGCGGCACTCTCCTCGAAACAGGGCTCACAATCACAGGGGTAAGTAAGGCGAACCCCGGCGTTCTCACCTACACAGGGACGGACCCCTCAAACGGGGATTGGATGTACCTCTCCGGGATCGTGGGGATGACCGAACTCAACGGCCGATATGTCAAAGTCGCCGGCGTGGATGCGGGGGCCAACACCTTCCAACTTACTGACATCCACGGCGGGGGAAATATCAACACCAGTGGGTACACCACTTACGCCAGCGGGGGCACCGCGGCTCGGGTCTACACCCTGGCCACCCCTTACGTCGAGACGGACCTCTTCGACCTCCATTTCGTTCAATCCGCCGATGTGTTGACTATCACGCATCCCTCTTACGCGCCGCGAGAACTCCGTCGCACCTCTGCGACCGTCTGGGTACTTTCCACCATCACCTTCGCTCCGACCATTGCCACCCCCGCCACCCCAACCGCGGCGCCCGGGGGGCCAGGAGGCGGCACCCCGGCGGCCTATTACTACAAAGTGACCGCGCTCGCCGCGGAAACCCTGGAGGAATCCCTTGCTTCGGCTTCTGTGACTGCGAGCGTGGATATGGCGGTCGCGGGGAATTACATAGATGTCTTCCCCGCTGCTCTGGAGGGGGCGGTGAGACACAACGTTTATAAGTTCTCCAACGGTTTATATGGGTACATCGGGCAGATGGACGTGACGGCCTCGGCGTCTTTCAGGGACGATAACATCACCCCGGATGTGAGCCAAACACCCCCCGAGGCAAACACCCCTTTCACCGGTGCGGGGAACTACCCCGGCGCCGTCGGGTACCACGAGCAGCGCCGATGCTTCGGGGGCACGAACACCAAGCCCCAGAACTTCTGGGCCACCCGCTCGGCCACAGAAAACAATCTGAGTTACTCAATCCCCTCAAGAGACGATGACGCCATCGCTTTCCGGATCGCAGCGAGAGAGGTCAATCGCATCCGGCACATTGTTAGCGTTGACCAGCTCCTGCTTCTCACTTCTGGGGGAGAGTGGAAAATCGCACCGCAGAACTCCGACATACTCACCCCCGCCAGCGCCGCGCCGAAACAGATAGCGAACGAGGGAGCCAGCAACGTGCAGCCCGTGCTCGCCGCTAATTCTGTGCTCTACATCCAGGAGTCCGGTAGCAGGCTGCGGGAACTCAAGTATAAGTGGGAGGCCAACGGCTACGATGTGCGGGATCTGTCTCTCATGGCGCCGCACCTCTTCGACAAGTATTCTGTTGTAGATATGGCCTACGCGAAAACCCCGAATAAAATAGTCTGGGTCGTGCGCTCTGACGGGGTGCTCCTCGGCCTGACATATCTACCCGAGCACGAGGTTTTCGGGTGGCATGAGCACAATACCGATGGCCTTTTCGAGTCAGTGGCTTGTGTTAAGGAAGGAAACGAGCACGTTCTCTACGCGGTCGTAAAACGCACGGTAAACGCCCGTGCTGTTCGGTATATCGAGCGGTTGCATACCCGGCAATTCACAGACCCGGAAGATGCCTTTTTCGTGGATTGCGGGGTCACATACGACGGCGCGGCCGCAGATACTTTCTCCGGGTTGTGGCACCTCGAGGGGGAAGATCTCACTATCCTCGCGGACGGGGCGGAGGTTACGGGCCTCTCTGTGTTGAATGGTGCGGTTACTCTACCGAACGAGGCGAGTGTCGCCCACTTCGGTAAGGCTATCACCGCCGACATCAAGACTCTGCCCCTCTCCTTTGAAGCGCAGGCCTCCGGCCAGGGGTTGATGAAGAACATCAATGGGGGCGCCATTAGGGTCCAAGAAAGTTCCGGGTGGCGGGTAGGCCCCACTTTCAATGATGTTGATATGGTAGGAGTGACGATGCGCACAGACGAGCCTTATGGCACGGCGCCTGCATTGGCCACCGGCATAGTGGATGTAGCTATCCTGCCGGAGTGGGGGGATGATGCCCAGCTTTGTATCAGGCAGACAGCGCCCCTGCCCGTGACTATTTTGGCAGTGACCCTTGAGGTCGCTATCGGTGGCTAAAAAAGTAACTTTCCGCCCCCTCCAAGACGGGGATATCCAGTGGATCGCTGAACACCTGCGGCGCGAAGATCAGCAAGAGCTGAAAGCGTCGCAGGGGGATGACGTCAACTTTGAAAGAGCTATCGCCGCCGCCGTTCGTTGTTCTTCCCTGCTCTGGACAACGGACGACGGCGAGCCGATAGCGATCTTTGGCGCCGCCCCTATCTCTCTCCTGCATAGGATCGGTACCCCCTGGATGCTCGGAACCGACAGGGTGAAAAAGCAAGCCCGTACCCTTGTCGTCAAAGGCAGGTGGTATGTTGCTCGTATGGCGGAAGAGTACCCGGGGGGGCTCATCAATTTCGTTGACGTCCGGAACACTTTGAGTGTGCGCTGGCTCAAAGCAGTGGGATTCACCATCCACCCCCCAGAGCCCTACGGGGCGGGTAGGCTTCCCTTCCATAGATTCGAGTTAGAGAGGGCTTCCTGATATGTGTACAACCGCTTTTCTACCCGCCGTTTCCGGCGCTTCCCAGACCGTAGGGGCCAGTATGGCCGCCAGCTCCACCGCCTCCATGTGGTCGTCCGTGGGTACTGGTTTGCAGCTCGCCGGGGCAGTTACGGGGGCCTTTAGCTCTTACAACAGCTCGAAGGCCACCAAAGGGGCTTATGAGTACCAAGCCTCCGTCAACCGGAACAATAGCCAGGTAGCGGAGTGGCAAGCAAAGGACGCCCTCATCCGGGGGCAGAAGAGTGAGCAGACGCAACGGCTCAAAACAGCCGCGCTCAAGAGCACCCAAAGAGCCTCCTTCGCGGCGCGGGGCATGGCGCTCGACGAGGGCTCGCCTCTCTCCATCCTGGAAGATACCGATTTCCTAGGGGAGATGGACGCCTTGACCATACGCGACAACGCCGCAAAGGAAGCCTGGGGGTACAAGATGCAGGCATTGAATTACAACAGCGACGCCGGGATGCTTTCAGCCAGGGCGGAAGCGGAGAGCCCGACCGGTTCAGCTTTCAACAGCCTGCTCACCGGGGCGGGGTCGGTCGCCGCCTCCTGGTATAAACGCAGCACAAAGACAGCGGGGTATTGATATGCCCCGCGTACCTACCTACGACACCCCGCAAGCGGAGGCCCGGCCACTCCCGGGAGCCCGTGAAAGTTCCGTCGCTTCCCCCGCGCTCTTTGGCGCAGCCGCAGCGAAGCAGGGCGAGACGGCTAACGCTTTGATGTCGGCCGGCACCGGTCTCAGCGCCATCGGTGCGGTCATGCAAGACCGCGAGAATGCGGACATGCTTTTCCGGGCGGAGACCACTCTCAAAGACGATTACATCAAGTTCGAGCGGGATGTCCGCGAGCGCAAAGGACAGAACGCTTGGGGGGCCACAAAAGACGCCGAGAAATGGTTTACTGATCAGGAGAAAAAGCACTCAGACATATTGCAAAACGATACCCAGCGCAGACTTTTCAACCAGTCATTCACCAAGCTCAGACAGTCCGCAACTTCCTCCATCTCGCAGCACGAGGCGGGGGAACGGCGGAAGTCCTTGGAAGAATCCGCACAGGCCTCGATAGTCGGGTCAATCAACTTGGCTGCAGGCGCCGCCGCAGATATGCAACTCGGCCCGACTCTCGACGCCGAGGGGAACGCCATACCCGGGAGCGATCCGATTGGTGGGGTGAAAAGCGACGTTATCAAGAGGGTGCAGGTGCTCTCCGACATCAACGGGTGGACATCCGAGCGCAAGACGATGGAAGAGGCGAAGTATCTGACCAGCCTACACTCGCAGGTACTTCAAAGCCTCGTCGTCGCCAACCCCGCCAAGGCCAAGGAGTATTACAAGACCTACAAGGAAGAGATCAACGGCTCGGAGCGTGACGGGATCGAGAAGGTCATCCAGGAGGGCACCCTGCGCGAAGTGGCCCAGACCGCCACCGATGAGATTATGGGGAAAGGTTTGTCTCTCGGCGCGGCACTCAACTACGCCCGGAGCAAGTACCAGGGCCACGAAGAGGACGAGATCACCCGGCGCATCAAGGAGCGATTTAGCGAGCGTGAGGCGGCGCTCAACCTCGGCCAGAAGCACGCCTCCGACGCCGCCTGGAAAGTCCTCACCAACGGGGGCGGCCGTGACAACATCCCCCCGGCGCTCTGGAACGCTTTGCCCGGAGAAGAACAACGCCAGGTTCTCAACTACCTCGACGCCAGGACCGCGAGGGGTGACAATGCAGGTAAGGACGACATCGAGAACCTTGCCAAAGTCGAGACCATGATCGAGCAAGGCGACATCACCAAAAAAGAAGGCCTCGCAAAGTATGAGCCTTTCTTCTCGAAGTCAACTCTGAAAACCTTAGGCAACAAGATCGACAAGAGGGGGGAAGTGAAACCCTCCGAGATGCGGCGGGTGTTTGAGGAACGCAAAGGGGTAAAGGTGAACCCGGCCAAGATGGGCGAGGGGGATCTCAATGAGTGGATGGCCTTCCAAGGTTATCTGCTTGAGAACGTGAAAGAGACCAAACGCCCGGAGGATATTGAGGTCTGGGCGGATCGTTGGTTCATGCGAGGCCGCGGGAAAAACGACGCGGCTTTTACCAACGACCCCAACACCTACGGGGAAGCCAGGACCAAAGGCCGCAAGGACTTCGTGATCAGCACCCCCGAGGGGGTGGCCCCGCAGGTGGATCAGACCCTCGCTATTCTCTCGAAGAACGGGGTACCGATCCCAAAAGACCGTAAGCTCGCCCGTGATGAATTTTATACCACCCACGCCCTGGAGGCGGATAGGTGGGCCATGGCGCATGAAGTGCCGAGCAGCCCGGAACTCACCGCCGCTTATGCTTTGCTGAAACAGAACAAGAAGCCGATTACCCCCGCCAATCTTGACTACATCATGCGGCAGCTAAAAAAATGACAGACTTCTCAGGACTTCCAGACCAGCCAGAAGAAGCCGGCGGCGATCTGCTCTCCGGCCTGCCCGACACCAACGCCAGCGCCCTGCGGCAGCAGTACCGCAACACCACGACACCCCCCGACGGCGTGGTTAAGATCCTCGACCTCACCAAGAAAAGCGGGTTGCCCCGCGTGACGGTTGAGAAGAATATGCCGATCGCGGAGCAACGCGCAAGTGAGCCGGATTGGAACGCCCTGGAGACCACGGCGCCCGTCACCGCGCAGACCCTGGCCGCCAACTCCAAGATGTTCGAGATTGCCCACGATGACACCGAGAACCTGGGCGGCGCCGAGAAGGTGCTCGGCGGGCTCTCTCGGCAGGTGAAGGGGCTGGCCGGGTCTCTCAGCGCCGGGGTGTTCAACGACCCGAATGCGGCGGTCTGGGGCTGGGCGGAAGACGCTGCCCGACTCACGGGCGCCGAGGGGGTTGGCAACTACTTCAAGCAAATGCGCCAGTTCCAAGAAGCGCAAGCCACGGGAGCGCAAGGTGACTACGGCACCAAGGGCTTCGTAGAAAGCAGCGTTGCCTCCGGCGTGCGCTCTCTCGGGGCCATGATCCCCGGCCTCCTCGCCTCCGTAATGACGGGTAATCCGCAGTATTCCCTTGGTATGGGGTCTATGCGGGCGGGCGGCCAGGCCGTTGCCAAGGGGCTCGATGCAGGCGCATCTCCGCTCAAGGCGCTGGCCTATGGCGCCGAAGACGCCACGGCGGAGTACGCAACCGAGATGATCCCCGTGGGCCTCCTGCTCAAAGACCTCAAACTCGGGGCACCGCTCTACAAACTTCTCGCCCGCCAGATCGCCACCGAAGTGCCCACCGAGATGGTGGCGACGGCTTGGCAAAATTTCAACGAGTGGCTGAACATCAACCCGGAACAATCCTTTTCCGATTATCTCACCAAGCTCGGGCCAGATGAAGCTCTCACTGTTGGCTCGACCATCGTGCAGACCGTTCTCACCGCAGGGCTGGCGCACGGCACAAACAAGATTGTGCAGAACCTCGCCAACCAGCAGACCAGGGCGCAGGGGGCCACCATGAGCGCGGAGTCTCTCGACCAGCTCGCCCAGCTTGCTGCGGGCTCGAAGCTCCGCGGCCGGGATGTGCAGACTTTCCAAGAGTTCATTGACCGGGCCAACGAAGAGGGGGACGTGCAAGAGGTTTTTATCGATAAGAACACACTGGCACAGTCCGGCATAGACCTCAACGTCCTGGCACAGTTGTCGCCCGTTGTCGCCGAGCAGTTGGCGGAGCAGAACCACGGCGGCGACATCGTGATCCCGGTGAGCGAGTACGCGGCCAAGATCGCGGGGGGTGAGTTTGACAGCGTGCTCGCGCCCCACCTTCGCACGAGCGAGGACGCCTTGAGTTCTTTCGAGGCCCAGACCTTCTATCAGAACCAGGCCGAGGAATTCAAGAAAGCCTCCGAGCAGATCATGGAAGAAAGAGCCACGGATGACGCCTGGACAACCTCAGCCAAGGCGGTCGAGACCCAACTCTTCGACCAGTTGAAGCAGACCGGGCGGTTCACCGATGACGTGAACAAGGTGAACTCCACTTTGATGCGGGACTTCTACGTCACCACCGCGAGCCGGATGGGCCTCACCCCTGGGGAGCTGTTTGCAAAATACCCCTTGTGGATCTCCGGCGAGAGTCAGGCCGGTGCGAAGACGATGGAGCAGGACATCCAGACCCCAGCCTTTAAGAACTGGTTTGGCGAGTCGAAAGTTGTGGACGCCACCGGCAAGCCGCTGGTTGTTTATCACGGTACGGCCAAGAAATTCACAAAATTCAGCTTCAAGGATGCGGGCCAAAAAATAATTTGGTTCACCTCTGACAAGAGCGCAATCGACAAGGGCGAAGTAGGAGCACAGGGCCAAGGCGTTACGATGGACCTCTACGCCTCGATAAAGAACCCCGCGGGATGGGCTGAATACGACAAACTCGGCCTGGATGAACTACAGGCGCGGGGCTATGATGGCGTTATCCTGCCCGAGAGCGATGGTACTTTCTCCGGCTTCGTCTTTGACGGAAAGCAATTAAAATCCGCGAGTCGCAACAAAGGCACTTTCGACCCCAAAAACCCCAGCATCCTCGCTCAAGCCGCCAACAAGGTCAAGCAAGTCCTCGGCTTGCAGCAGGAACAGCCGCAGAAGGGCGGCCTGGCCATGGGGCAGTTTTTTAACCAGCCCGCCTACCACGGCTCGCCGCACAAGTTCGACAAGTTTACCATGAGCCACATCGGCTCGGGCGAAGGCGCACAGGCTTATGGCTGGGGGCTGTACTTTGCGGGCGATAAGGAAGTGGCGGAGTTTTACCGGAACAAATTGGCGGAGGGTACGGTCCCCCTTGTGGACGCTCTGGCCCCGGAGATCGGCAAGAACATTTCGGAGGAGGCGTACAGCTTTCTCCGCGGGTACGAGGACATAAACGCCGCCATTAAAGGGCTACGGGAAACCGCGAACAATACCCCAGAATTTGTCAAAAATGCTTGGGCGGGGCGAGAACAAGAACTCACGGCGCTGAATGACCGGTATCGTCAAGCCGCCGATTGGATCGAAGGGAACAAAGAGAGCATTGAATTACAAAGAAATGAGGGCCAACTCTACGAAGTCAGCATCCCCGACGATGGCGAGTATCTGTTATGGGACAAGCCCCTGTCTGAGCAACCAGAGAAGGTGCGGGCTGCCTTGGAAGGTGCTGGGCTTGTGGCGACAGAAGAACAGCGCGCCGAGATGCTTCGGGTTAAAGATAGGGCTTTTTCCGACTTCGACGCCGGGAGGATAACGAAAGAGCAGCGCAACGGTATACTTGACGGCCTCAAGAGTACGACACTGGCAACCGAGACGGGGAGTGCACTGTACGAGAGGCTGACCAAAGGCGGGGATGAGATAGACCGCCAAGAAGCCGCGAGCAAGTACCTCCATTCCCTCGGCATCCAGGGGATCAAGTATCTAGACGGAACCAGCCGCAGCAAGGGCGATGGCAGTTTCAACTACGTTATTTTCGATGAGAACGCCATCGAGATCCTGAACAAGTACTATCAGGCCCAAGGCAACCGGGGCGAGATCACCCTTGCCGACGACATCACCCAAAGCCCGACCGTTCTTACCCTGTTGAAAAACGCGGATTTGTCAAGTTTTTTGCACGAAATGGGGCATTTCCAGCTTGAAGTAATGGCCCACATCGCCAGCCAGCCGAACGCGCCGGCCGAGATCGTCAACGACCTCAACGCGGTGCTGGGGTGGTTCGGCGTGGCAGACCTCCCAGCATGGCAAGCCATGAGCCTTGAAGAAAAACGCCCGTTCCACGAGCAATTTGCCCGTGGGTTCGAGGCGTATCTGTTTGAAGGGAAAGCCCCCAGCGTGGAACTCCGTGCGGTATTCGCTCGGGTCCGGGCCTGGCTGCTCAACGTCTACAAGTCAATGGCCGCGCTCAAGGTCGAGATCAATGACGACATCCGCCGGGTCTTCGACCGGCTGCTCGCCACCGACGAGGCCATCAAGCAGGCCGAGAGCATGCGCTCGTATGGCGCGCTGTTCACCTCCGCCGAGCAGATGGGCGTGGACGCCGAGGGCTGGGCCGAGTACCAGCGCACCGGGCAGGAGGCCACGGACTCCGCCGTCGATGATCTCCAGCGCAAAAGTATGCGCGATATGCAGTGGTTGACCAACGCCCGCAACCGTACCCTCAAAAAGCTCCAGAAAGAGGCCAAGGTGAAGCGCTCGCTGGTGCAGGATGAAGTCACCACCGAAGTCCAGGCCATGCCCGTGTACGCAGCGCAGCGCTTCCTCCGGTATGGTATCGGCAACGACATTACAAAGCTCTCCCTCCCCGAACTCAAAGAGATGTACGGTGAAGGCCCGGCGGCCCCTTGGAGATACCTCTCCGTCGGACAGTACGGCCTCGCGGCGACGGAGGGGCTACCCCCTGACCGTGTGGCCGAGATGTTCGGCTTCACCTCCGGGGACCACCTCGTCCGTGAGGTCTTGGCCGCCGCGCCCGAGGCGGAGATGATCGAGGGGATGACCGACCAGCGCGTCCTCGAACGGTATGGCGACATCTCCAGCCCGGACGCACTGAACCGCGCCGCAGACGAGGCGATCCACAACGCCGCCCGGACCAAGTTCATAGCCACCGGGTTGAAAGCCCTCGACAAGTCGAAGGCCCCCGTCAGGGTAATCGCGCAGGCCGCCAAGGCTTTCGCCGAGGCCACTCTCGCCCGGAAGAAAGTGCGCGAGATCAAGCCCAACCAGTTTGCCGCCGCAGAGGCCCGTGCCTCCAAGAGCGTGCAAAAGGCAATGATGACGGGCGACACCCGCGCCGCTGCGGTAGAACAACGTAACATGCTGGTGCAGAACCAGCTAACCCGCTCCGCTTACAACGCCCTGGAAGAGATCGACAAGGCGGTCCGCTATTTGCGGAAGTTTGACAAGGAAGGCACCCGCAAGAACCTCGACAGGGGGTACATCGAGCAGATCGACCAGCTCCTTGAACGCTTTGACCTTCGGGCAAGCACCCCCCTGAAAGCCGCAGCCAAACGCGAGAGCCTGCTTGCCTGGGTTGAGTCGCAGCGTGAGCAGGGCTTCGAGCCGGACATCCCACCGGATTTATTATCCGAGGCCCTGCGCAAGCCCTACCGCGAGCTGACCCTTGAGGAGCTGCGCGGCCTGATTGATACCGTCAAGCAGATCGAGCACCTTGGCCGTCTCAAGCACAAACTACTCACCACCCAAGACGCCCGCGAGTTCGCCGCCATCCGTGACGAGATCGCGGCGAGCATTGAACAGTACGCCACCAAGACCGTGGACCTCCGCACCAGGGCCAACGCAGGGGGGATGCTCAAAGAAGCCGGCAACCGCTTTCTCGCAATCCACCGCAAGATGGCCAGCATGGCCCGCGAGCTGGACGGCTTCAAAGACGGCGGGCCGGTGTGGGAGTATTTCATCCGCTCGATGAACACCGCAGGGGACCATGAGACCAGTATGCGGGCCGACGCCACCGCCCGCTTGTATGAGCTTGTGAAGACTTTCCTCCCGGCCGGTAAGATGCACGGCAAGGGGCGGTTCTTTGCTTCTCTGGGGGATAGCTTCAACCGGGAGGAGCGCATCGCTATCGCGCTTAACTTGGGCAACGCCGGGAACATGCAGCGGCTCCTTGATGGGGAGGGTTGGACGCTTGATCAGCTCCGGCCGCTACTCGACACCATCACCCCGGAAGAGGCGGACTTCGTTCAAGAGATATGGAACTTCTTCGAGACCTACCGCCCGGAGATCGCCGCCAAAGAGCTCCGCATCTATGGCAAAGAGCCCGTTTGGGTCGAGCCGGTACCCGTCACTCTCGGGGGCAAAGAACTTAAAGGCGGGTATTACCCGATCAGATACGACTCTCGGAGATCCGGCAAGGCCGAGCAGCACGCCGACGCCGAAGAGGCACGGCAACAGATGAAAGGAGCCTACACCACCGCCACCACCCGCCGCTCCTTTACCAAGACCAGGGCCGCGGAAGTGACGGGCCGCCCCTTGCTCTACTCTTTTTCCGGGCTTTACCTCGGGACGAATGAAGTGATCCATGACCTCGCCTGGCATGAATGGCTCATTGACGCGAACCGGCTCTTGCGTTCTCTGGACGGGCCTATCCGCACCCCACTACGGCGATGAGACGGTCGGTATCTTTAAGAGCGCTATTCAAGACATAGCCACGGGGGACTCGTCGGCCCAGAACGCTTTTGAAAAGGGAATTAACCACATCCGCACCGGCGCGACCATCGCGGGACTCGGCTGGAACGTGACCACCAGCTTGTTCCAGCCCCTCGGCCTCTTGCCCTCCTTTGTTCGGATTGGCCCCGGCTGGGCGGCCAAAGGTATCGGGCGGTTTCTTACCAACCCGAAACGAATGTCGGAAGAGATCACGGCGAAGAGTAGCATGATGTCCGATCGCGCCAAGACCATGCAGCGGGAGATCAATGAAATTCAAAACCAAGTTAAGGGTTCCGGGCTTGATCCGATCCGCGCCACCTTCTTTGTTTTGATTCAAAAAGCACAGTGGATCGCGGACGCCCCCACTTGGCTCGGGGCTTATGAGAAGGCAAGGGTAGACAACGCCGAAGACCGGGCCATCGCCCTCGCCGATCAGGCCGTACTTGACTCACAAGGCGGGGGACAGACAAAAGACCTCGCGCAGATCCAGCGCGGCGGGCCTCTCCTCAAGCTCTGGACGAACTTCTATTCGTACTTTAACACCGTCTATAATCTCGGGGTTGAGAAAACGAACGAGAAGATAGGACACCCGAAAATGTACCCTTCTCTCGCTCTTGATTATTTATTCCTTTACATCGTGCCGACGGCCCTGGTCACTGTGCTGAGAGAAGCCCTGTCTGGTTGGGGCAGCGACGATGACGAGCTGGTCAAGAAACTCATCGCCGATCAAATCAGCAACCTCGCGGGGCTGTTGATTGGACTGCGCGAAACCTCCACAGCTTTACAGAAGATGGCCGGGGTCGAGCAGTATAAGGGCGCCTACGGCGGGCCCGCAGGCCTCCGGCTGTTCCAAGAACTCGACAAGCTCGGCCAACAGGTAGGCCAGGGAGACGCGGATAAGGCTCTTTTCAAGGCGATTGATAACGTTGGCGGCATTGTATTCCACTACCCCGCCGGTCAAGTAAACAGGACGGTAGACGGAGCGGTCGCGATGATCGAGGGCAGAACCGAAAACCCCGCCAGCCTGGTAGTAGGCCCGCCCAGAAAGTAGAGAGCCGTACCCGTACAGGACGAAGGAAGTAGTAAGATGGACTCAATCAATCACTAAGAGGGTGGACCCATGACTGTATCGACAGGCGACGCTAAAGCAGGCCCCTACACCGGAAACGACTCGGCCTCCGCTTTTGCTTTCGCGTTTAAAGTGTTCGCGGATACCGACATCCGGGTGGTGTCCACCGTCATCGCTACCAACGTGGAAAGCGATCTCGTTCTAAATACGAATTACACAGTTGCTCGAAATGCGGACCAGGACAGCAGCCCTGGGGGTACCGTCACTTATAAAGTCGGCGGGGTGACAACCGCACTCCCCAGCACGCATAAGCTCACTATCGTCGGAGATTTCACATACGAGCAGCCGACCGACATACCTAACGGCGGGGCCTTCTTCGCCTCCGTGGTGGAAGCCTCCCTCGACCGGCTCACTCTGCTCGTCAAGCAAGTCAAAGAAAAACTCGACCGCGCGGTTGTTACCGACGTATCCAGCGCCACCGACCCCTCCCTCTTACTCGGCGAGATCACCGCGTCCGTAGCGGCGGCCGGGGCAGCGGAGATCACCGCGTCCGTAGCGGCGGCCGGGGCAGCGGAGAGCGCGGCGGGAGCCGCTCAGACCGCCGCAGAAGTAGCACAGAGCGCGGCGGAAGCGGCGGCGGCGGCGGCCGGGGCAGCGGAGAGCGCGTCCGTAGCGGCGGCCAACCCATACGGCTTCGACAAGCTCGACTCGCGCTCCGTGGCCTTCACCAAGACCGCCGCTGGCACCATCTCCATCAAGGCTGGCACCGAGATCATGGTTGCCGGGGTGGCGATAAATATTGCCGTTGCCACCCCCGTAGTCATGCCCGCCCTCACCGCTGGTACCGACTATGCCATCTACGCCTGCACCGATGGCACCGTGCGGGCAGATGCCTCGTTTACCGCGCCCACCGGGTACACCACGGCAAATAGCCGGATGATCGGTGGTTTTCATTATGGCTTGACCGCCCCAGGCACCACCGTGGCGGGCGGCTCGTTTGCCACCACTGGCAACGGCATGATCTGGACCCAGACGGATGTTGATCTGATCGCCGGGATCAATGCCTTTTCCCTTTGGGATCTCAAGTGGCGTCCGCTCTGCGACCCCAAGGGCATGGCCCTGGTTGCAGGCCGCACATGGGTGGATATCTACCTCTGCGGCACCAACCACACTACCAACGGCACCAGCAAGGCGGGCACGGATATCGCCTCCGGCACGGTGCTGCCCAAAAAGCCGCTGGAGTTTGGCGGTAACGGCACCGTTACCTATGCAACGCCCATGTGGTGGGATTTTGTAGAGATAGCCAACGCCTACAAAAAGCGGTTGCTGCGCGAGCAGGAGTTTGTCCTGGCTGCCTTCGGAGTCACCGAAAATCAGTCCATCGACTCCACCGCTGCCACCTACCCCACGACCCAACGCAATGCTGGCTACACCAGCAAGTATGGCCTGGAGCAGGCGTCCGGCCACCACTACACCTGGGGCGAAGACACGGGCATGTATTACGACAACTCCACCTGGACGTGGAAGACCAGCAACGGCGGACGTGGGCAGATTTTAACCCAGGGCACCTATGGCCTTGCCAGGGTTATCCTAGGCGGCCCTCGGGCGAACGGCGTCTACTCTGGCTCACGGTGCTCGACCTGGGTCAACTACCCGAGGAACGTGAACTGGAACGTAAGACTCAAAGACACATGTGACCATCAGGACCAAGTGTAACCTGTAGAACTCCCGG